GGCAATCGCGTAGGCGTCGGCGATATGGGCGGGGGCCGCGTCATGGGCGGCCTGCACCGCGCGCAGGGTCGCCGGTCCGATTGCGCCGTCGGCAGTGGCGGGAAAGCCCATCTCTGTCACAAGGAGCTGCAGGATTTTCACGGAATTGGACCCGGCGTTGACCTGCATGTCGAACACGCTCGCCTGCAGCGCCTCGGGCAGTTCCGCGATGCGTGGCCGCACGAAATAATGCTCGATGAAAATATCGACGGCGCGGGCGCGGGTCATAAGGCGAACATCGGCCACGTCCACGTCGCCATCCCGGTCGAGATCAAGACCGAGGCTGCGCATGGTGTGGATCGTGACGCCAAAATTGGTGGCCCCACCGGGATCGGCCGGGTCATTCACAAAGCCGCCCTCGCGGGCAACAATCTCTTCGGCAATGGTTCGGACTGTTTGCATGGGTGCCCCCCTTTCCCGTCAGGATAAAGGGGGCCGCAAAGCTTATTCAGATGAAGCCTTTCGCATGACCTTGAGGAGGGGTGGTTCTTCCTCCTCTGCCAGCTCCGCCTTGACCTGCAAGACGCGGCGGGCGGTGACGCCGAAACGGTTGGCCAGTTCATTAACCGGCGTATCCGGGGCCTCGCGCAGGGCTTGTTTGAGCCCCTCCCGGGCCTGAGCGCGGCCCGAGGGCACGTCCAGATATTCGCCAGCGTAGCGGGCGGAAATCCATCTGGCAATATCCCGACCCGCCAGCGTCACTAGGAGGCTGTCGGCAAGGCGGGTGCCAGGCACATAAAGCCGCATACCGCCTACGCGCGACAGGAACCGCTCGACCGGGGTGTCGCCCAGATCGGCGCGCATCTCGTCAATCCAAGAGGGTTCACGCTCCATGGGGGGCCTTCCTGCGCCGCCGCCCCGGGGGCTGGGTGTGCCGCCGGGTGATGGTCACGACGCAGCCGCCCTCGATCCTGTAGACGAACCCGCCGCTGATCACGCCGCAGGCTCCGGCCTCGAGACCTTGATCCACCACGCGCCCGATCTCGCGGCGCACCGCGTCGATATCCATGCCCTTGACCCGCTCGAGATAGCGGATCACGGCATGGTCAGAGGCGGGGTGGCGGGGCTTTTTCACCGGCGGTGATCCTCCCAGTCAAAGTCGATCTGGGCGCGCTCACCCCAAGACTTGAGCGCTTGGATCACGTCGTCGATCAGCTTCCACTCGCGCAGCATGTCGACGTCGGCCGGGACCGATCCCCAGACGCCTCCGAACCGAGCGCGGATGAACTTGTTGAGCCCGGCGCGGGAGGGGTCGCGCAACGCGCCCGACTGGCCGAGCTTGCGCCAGAGTACATGGATCATGCGCAGATCGGCGCGCGGTGCGGGCTTGTGGCGCGGGTTGTGGGGCTTGTCCTCGAACCCGGCCTGCTTCAGCCGGTTAACGATCAACCGCAGCTCGCCGTCGTTCATGTCGCGCAAGCTGACCTTGCCGGTGACGCTGACCTGCAAATCGCGGCGCGCGTCCTCGTCGAGCCCCAACTGGCGGCAAGCCGCGAAGATCAGTTGTTGCAGCGCGCGGTTCATTCCCTCAGACCTTCGCCAGATCGATGGTGATCGGCTCCCATGACGCATCATGTGCCGCCCTGTGCCAGCAGCGCACGTAGGTCTTTGAGCCGACGGTGCGCATCGCGTCGCGGATTGCGTCCTGCCCACGTTTCCAGCGTGCATCGGTGCTGTCACGGCGCAGGAGCATGAAGATCAGAGCGCGGTTGATCTGGCCCTGCTTGTCAGTGTTGAAGGCATCGGTCACAAGGCCACGCAACTCGGCGCGCGCCTCTGCGGACCACTCGTTCAGACACTCGTCGAAGAGCTGCTTTGCCGTCTGCAATTCGGGGCCAAAATCAATCCGGTCGGACACGCGCACCTCGACCTTGTAGAGCTGGTCGATGCTCATCAGCGTCTTGTTGCCCTTCTTGCCGCCAATCCTTGCGTCGTATTCTTGAGCAAGGATCGCCTCGAAGGCGCTGATGTCGTCGAAAGTGTGTGCCTTAAAGCGCTTGACCTGTTCGGACAGCGGCAGGCCGTAGCTGACGATCTTGCGCACGGTTTCATCCTCGAGCAGATGCTGCGGCTTGACCGTTTCCAGAGGCTGCCAGCCGCCCCGGCCGTCGCCCATATAGATATTGCCGTCGATCTCGCGGCGTCCGTCCGGGATGTGATGAGGGGTGAATTCAGACATTTTACTCTCCTGTTGAAGGGGGTGTTGAAAGCAGGCGCGGACCCACGCCATGCAGTGCGCAGACGGCGGCCATGGCGGCGATCTCGTCCATCGAGCAGAGTGTGCTGCCGCGCGGACCAAGGAGGTCCACCTTGGCCACGCCCGAGGCCGCGAGGCGCAGCATCTCATCGGGGCTCCAGCGGTTGAGTTCGGGGGCGTTCATGCGTCGGTCTCCTTGTCGTCAAGAATGGCGTCGATCAGATTGTCGCGGATCACGACCTCGAGAATGCGGACGGCGAGCGCCTTGGTCTGCACGCCCCGCGCGAGGGCATGCGGCTCGAGCGCGCCACGGACTTCGGCGTTGAGCCGGGTCAGCTGCGCGCCTTGACGCCCGCAGGGTTTGCCCAGCCGGACCGGCGGGAACGGGGCCCCGTGGCGGCGCAGGTAATGCAGCACGCTGTGGACGCGGGACGTCGTGACACTGAGGCGGCGCGCGATCTCGCGGGCGGGCACCGCCTCTGCGGCGAGCGCCGACACGGGCGTATCGAGGCTGTCATCACGCCGCGTCATCGTCGGCCCCCTTATGGACCGGGCAACGGTTGCAGGCGCGGTACATCGTGACGGTAAGCGAATTCACATTCTCGAACTGCGCCGCCTTGGATCGCCACTTGCGACAGACCTGTTTGCCGATCTCGCCCAAGGCGGGGCAGTCGACCACCGCGCGCATGAAATGGCCGCGCACGACGTCCTCGACGATGCTGGTGTCAGCCGGATAGCGGTTGCGCAGGATGTTCGACACAAGGGTCGCGCTGCGCTCCATCTTGACCGCGACCTTGTTCTGGCTGGTCTCGTCGCAGGCGCGCGCCAAGGCGGCCACCCAATCGGGCAAATCCTCGCCCCAGAATTCCCGGGCCGTGTCGAGCGCGCTCATGCTGCACCACCTTTCGCGGGGGCAAATTCGCCGGTGTTGGGATCGAGAATGCCAGCCAGACGCACGGGTTTGGGCGCGCGCGGGCCGGTATCCTCGACCAAGCGATAGAGCGCTTCGCGGCGACCGGGAATGGCCATTTCGACCACGCGCAGATGTTCGGAGGCGAGAAGCTGGCGGCAATAGGCGCGCGCCTTCTCGACGGTGACGGCGACGCCGCCCGCGTTGGCATGGGCTGCGATATCGACGGGGCTGAAACTATGCCGCAGCGTGCGCATGGCGCGCCACATATTGCCCTCGGGTGTTGCCTCGCCAGAGACCGGCTGCGGGCCGGGCAGGGGGCGGTCTGTGGGGGCATACCAGCGTTTGCCATTGCGGGTGACGCGGCTCACGCGGATCTTGCCCGCGTCCCGCCAGTGGCGCAGGTAGCGCACGGCAGTCTCGCGGCTGCAGCCGAGCCGGGACACGGCCTGCCAGTCAAACTCCTCAAGCTCGCGGACCTGCGTCCAAAGGCGATCAAAGAGGTCACTCATGCCCGGCCCGCCTTCTTCTCAGCCGCGAGCGGCACGATCTTTTCGGGGGCGAGTGGGGCGGCGAGGCGGAAATCATCGACACGGCGCACCGCAGGAGGTTGCCCGGTCTCGAAGGCCCGGTTGCCCCAAAGCTCGAGGTCGGCCAGACGCCGCCCCCGGCCCATGGCCAGTTCCTTGGCACGTGCCAGATTGATCGCCACCCGGCGGATCGAGCCGCCCGAGGCGTCGACGATGGCTCCGAGCAGGTCAGCGCCGACGTCGATACCAGCCGCGTAGATTGGCGCGAGCTTTTCTGCGTCCGGCAGGTTGCAGGCGAGGGCGGGTTCCCATGCGAGTTGGCGGTTGTGGATGTTCTCCCAGCGGGTCAGATCCTGCGGCAGCTTTTCTTCGCCGACCAGAATGACCGGGGCCTGACAGCTCTCGTAAATGTCGCGGGCCAGCTCGATCATCCGCTTGCGCAGGAGATATTGCGCGTCGTCGATGATGAGCGGGCGGTCATTGCGTGCAAGCTGTGCGCCGATTGCATCGACCATGGCGGCCACGCCGCGTTGCGATGGCAGGCCGATCTCGCGCAGGATCGCTTGCGCCAGATAGGTTGGTGTCCAGCAGTCTTTGACCTGGACAACATGGGCCTGATATTCATTGGCCGCGACTGTCACGGCGGTCGTCTTGCCCCAGCCGGATGGGCCATAGAACGTGGCCATGCCGGGCAGGCCAAAGGCGCGGGACTGGACGCGCTCAACGAGGCCGATCAGCGCTGCGACGTTTCGCAGGGGCGCAATGGAAGGGGTCATGCTGCTCTCCTTTTCTTGTTACTCTTGGGCACCGAAGCGGCGCTCCATGCGCAGCTGGGCGCGGTAGTCGGAACTCTGTTGGTAGTCGGCCAGCCAATCGGCCTGTGCCTGCGTGAGTGTCTCGCCTTCCGCCTGCGCGCTCTCAAGAGCGCGGGCACGCAGAAACAGGGCCTTGGGATCGTCTTCATCGACCTCAACGGGGCGTGCGCGATGCTCAGCTAGGCGCGTCACGCGGGCCTCAAGCGCTGCTTCGCGCTCTATCTCCTCGACGCTCTGCGCGCGCCGCCGTTTTGGGGCGGCCTTATGCGGTGTCACCAGCTGATGCACCTGCGCCTCGGGCAGGGGTTCGTCTGCCGCCAGCCCCGAGGCTGCGCGCACACGTGCGGCCACCTCTGCCGCCGTCAACTCGCGCGCGGCCTTGGCCTCGTCGCGCTGCGCACGCATCCACGTCTTGCGCTTTCGGTTGTGATCGCGTGCGGCCCCAACGTCGCGGAACTTGGCGTCCTTGAGACACTTGGCATGGCCGAGGTACCGGCCCGCCAGATCATAAACCTCGAGCCCGGCTGTCAAATCATCCGCGTCGAACCGCGCTACCACCTTTTCCCCTGCGATCCGGTACATCCACTCGGACCAGTATTCCGTGTCGTAGAGTTTCAGCGCGCCGTTGCTGGTCTTGGCCCGCACTCCCTCGGCCCGCAGGAGCCAGAGGCGCAGCTGCTCGTCGGTCGCGCGCTTGATCGTGGCGCGCGCATAGCCCTCGTTGAAGACCTCATTGAACGACCGTCCCATGGCAACTTCACTGCGCCGCCCGGGGCGGGCGTTGTGATGCGCAAGCTCTTCCTCCAACACGAGGCGGAACTCGTCGAGCGGGATGGCGCGGGAGCCGTAATCTTCAGGCTTTGCCGTTGGCTTGTTGCCCGTATAGGCCCCGTCAAAGGCGGGGTGTTTGGCCACCCGGTCGCAGAGGTCGCGAAAGGCGCGCTCGATAGGTTTGGATTGCCCGGAATAGGGCGTGGCCCAGTGGACATGCACGCCCAAGAGCGGGAGCAGCCCGGGAATATCCTCGTCCGTGACCTTGAACCGAAACCGGGTTGGCGTGCCGCCCGTCATCGCCTTGGCGGCAAATTCCCGGCCATTGTCGATCAGAACTGATTGCGGGATGCCATAGGTCCGGATCAGGTCACCGGTCACAAGCTGCACGGTGTGGCTGTTGGCCGTGTCCGACAGACGCCATGCCAAGAGCTTGCCGGAATAGACGTCCGACCAGACCATCATCTGCGGCCGCACAGGCGTGTCGATGCCGGGCCAGCGCACGAACACGTCGAACTTGTGGTAATCGCCCTGCACGCATTCGAGCGGGACCATGAAGGCCTTGCTGCGCACCTGCGCGGGATAGAGGCGGCGGAGTGCCTCCTCGCCCTTGCGCAGGTAGGTTTCTGTCGGTGCCGAGACGTTGGCCTTGATCCAGCGCCGCACCTGGTGAAGGGGAGGCACGGTGCTGTTGCGCCGCTCGGAGGTCCAGACGCGCACGGCGCGGTCATAGCAACTGGTGAGCGAGGGTTGCGACAGGCGCAGCCAATCGCTGCGCACCAGCGCCAGAAAGGCCGGGTCGATATCGCCCCGTTGGGCGGGAGCACGCCGCACTGCGCGCCCGTCGATCAGGTAAGCCAGCCGGTCGGCGGGGGCCGCTCCCTCGACCTGCCCGAGGTAATTCCAGAGAGATTTCTCGGACCGTCCCAGCTTGTGCGCGACCTCGCGCACGGCCGCGGAGCGGGTCAACCCGGCCCCTTCCAACAATTCGACCTCGGCAACGGCCTCTAGCCGCGCCTCGGCCTCAGTGCGGGCCTTGTCGCCCGCCGCTGCATAGCGTTCCCACGCCTCGTCTTTGCCGGATTTCTCCTCCGGGGCTTTGACCAGATCGGCGCTAAGTCGCATGCGGGCGCGCAACGGCAGCACGCTCCAGTGATATTCAACGCCGCCACCGGCCCCCTTGCGCCGCCGGACCTTACCCGCGTGCCGCGCCCAGCCCTCGCGTTGCGCCAACAGATTGACCTTGCGCTTGGTGCCGGGCAGGTCGGGCAACCCAGCCTCGGCCAGCTCAGCCGCACTCCACCACTCCTGCGCAGGGGCCGGGCCAGTCATGCCGCATCCCCTTGGTCAAGCTCGCCGAACAACGCCGCAACCTCTGCGCCGCGTTCCTCGAGGAATGCCCGGCGCTCGCGCTTGCCCGCGCGGTCCCAAGCGTCGAGTAGGCGCGACAGCTTCTGGTCTTTATCGCTCGCCGGGGCTGGAGCCTCGCCGCGTGCTGCAAGGTAAGCCTTTCGTGCTGCCCCCGCATTCTTGACCAGCCCCTCAGAGAGCGCTTCCACAACATAGTTGCGCTCCTCTGTGCCGACGATCTTTCTGAGCGCCAGCAAGTCATTCAGACGGAGGGCCGGCGAGTGTTTAAGGGCTTCGTATTCTTCGCGTGAAAGAGACGCTCCGGCTGCCATTATATTATAGACTTGGCGGGTTTTGATGCCCCGAGCTGTGGCGATGGTTTGTGCAAGTGCACTGAAATGCAGTTGCATCCAACGTCCTGCAGCCCCAGCTGATCCTTGCCGCATTTCGGGATGGATTTTCTGGATCATCTCCCGGCGCGTGGCCAAAAAGTAGGCGTCATCAAGGACGGTCATGGGTTGACCCATGAGGTTGCCGTCGATCTCCATAAGTCGCGCTTCTGCGTCGTTACAGCGAACCAAATCGACAGGAATTGAAGTCTTGCCCAGCTCCCTCATCGCGGCAAGCCTGTGGGCGCCGTCTATGAGATAATCTCCATCTTTCTTGCGGCGAACCCGGATGCTGCCGCTGAACCCGGTTTCCCTTATAGCTTCAACGAGATTGGCAATGCCGTCTGGAGATGTGTCACGTAACCGATCCTCGACCTTGATCGCGTCTATCGGCAATTCGGTGATTGTGGACAGGTGTTCAATCATTAGCCCACCATCTGGGCGTCGAGCCCGGCGCAATTGGTGCGGCAGTTGCCGCACATGCGGTGTCCCAATCCCGTTGACCAGAACTCGGTGCCGCAAGTCAGGCAGGGGCGGTTACGGGCGTGCTTGGATTTGGCTGTCTCGTTCTCCATCCGGTCTTGGGCGCGCAGGGCGATATCGCGGTTGCTGAACGCGCCAGATAAGCGCTCCTTACCGTCGAAAACGGCGTATCCATGGCCCCATCTTTGCACATGCAGGCTCATCCCGCTCACCCTCCGAAACTCGCGACGGCAAAGAGCAGGACGAACAGCGCCATAACCCCCACTACATCGCCAATGACAGAAAAAACGCCCCGGCCGGAGCAAGCAGATTGGGCACAGCCGGGGCGCAGTGACCGCGCAGCGCACAGGCCAGCACGCGCGCGGAGACGAAATTTATGGGCAAGGCGGCGGATCATCGGGCACGCTCCAGAACGAACGCTTCCTTGCGGATCGACAACTCATGATCCTCGGCCAAGCGACTGAGGCGCATCAGCGGCAGCGCACAGCACGGCTCGTCGATGTCGCGCACCAACTGCAAAGCCAGCGCCACGCGCTGCGCCTGCGGGATGGCCGCGATCTCAGCCTGCAACTGCCCGGCATCGGGAATGAGATCGGATAACCGCATCACATTAAATCCTCTGTTGAAGGGGGTGTTTCAGGGGCGGCACCTTGGCGCAGAACCGCGACAGACAGGCCCGCAGCGACTACGGCCCAGAAGACGAGGGCGAGCAGCAGGGCTATCGCAAAGCCGCTTCCGGGGGGAAGGTTGCCTTCGGGGTCGGGGCGCGGGCTCATGCGGCATCCTCCTGTTTGGCGGATGGACGGGGGATGTCGCGGGGCCATTCGAGGTCCCGGTCCCAATTCTCGTCGAACCAAGCGAGCAAGCGCTCGGCTGTCGCAGTGCGGCAATCCCAGCCGCACTCGATCATTTTCTTGAAGAAATCGCCCTTACCCAAGGCGCGCATGGAGATCGCATAGTGCGTGACCCCGCGATGCGCGGCGAGCGTGGTGGCGAGTGTTATAAGGGCGTCTCTCTGTTTCATGAGGAGAGTATAGCCACTACTAGCCCGGCAATACAAGCCTGTAGTAGCTTTATGTTTACGAATTGGCCATTACTGGCTATCGTGACCAGATGGATGTGATTCTTAACCAGATCGATGAGGCCCTGAAAAAGAAGGGCTATTCAGACGCGAAAGCCTCGCGGCTCGCGGTCGGTCATCCGTCTTTGATTAAGAACTTTCGAATGAAGCGCGACGGCGACAAACGATACAATTGGGCTTCACTGGAGCGGCTAGCCGAAGTACTTGATCTAGAGCTATATTTTGGTCCGCCGCGCGAAGTGGGGGCTGTATACACTACCCAGATCGACCACGAAGATTTCGCCGCAATCCCGCGCGTTGACGCGCGGCTGGCGGCGGGGGCAGGGGCCTTGAACGGCGATGTCAGCCTGCAAGGCGCACTGGCCTTTCGCCAGAACTGGTTGCGCGAGCGGGGTATTTCACCTGCGCAGGCGTGTCTGCTCACCGTTGCGGGTGACAGCATGGCCCCGACCCTGAACGACGGCGACCTTGTCATGATCGACGAGCGCCGCACCACGATCCGCAACCGCCACGTCTACGCCTTCGTCGACACCGATGGCAGCGCCCGCGTCAAGCGCCTCGACCTGGTCGACAACGAGATGATGGTGCTGACCTCCGACAACCCGATCCACCCGACCGAAACCCGCCGTGGCCCCGACATGAACCGCATGCGCGTCCTGGGCGAGATCGTGTGGTCAGCGCATGCGTGGTGAGGGCTTCGTTAAGATGAATATTACCGATGCTTCGACAACAGGGGCGGGAAAGCCGACTTTCGCTGCGCCCGGGACCTCGACAGCACCCGGGGCGGAAACCGGACCTTGCCGATATTCCACCGACGGCTACAATGACCCAAAGTAAAGGGTTAAACATGGCCATTCCACTCACTCCTCCAAACAACAAACGCAATTACATAGACGCAGGGTTTCATGGTATCTTGGCGGTTCTGGAAGCACTAAGCCCCGCCGGTCCAAACATTCCGAATGTTCTCTCAAATCTGAAATCCGGGTTCAGCGCACTTTCGGGCACGGCACAGGACGAGCCGGGGCAACGGGCTTGGATCTGGGCTTTTAAGACGATCAGTTACGCGGTTAGTGATGTGCTAAAGGCTGAGCGCATCAAAGCTCCACTGTCAGGGAAGAAAGATGAAGCGGTCAGTGAATTTCTCGAGACTGCGGCGCAGTTCGATGGACAAGAGCTTGATGCCCTTACGCTGACAAACCCAGGTCTTTCGCCTCTGTTCAATAAAGCGCATCAAGCTCTCGGAGCCATGCTCCTGAAGGCGACAACCAGTATGGATCTCGAAATCGATACGCTTGAGGAACGTTTCAGACGTGCCTTGCGAACTGGTTCAAATCGAACACTCTGCGAGGATCCCAGCTATTTTCGGGTTCTCGAAGATGGGCTTACAGGACTTGGGGGCGAAAGTGCTCGACGCGACGGACATTGGGCACGCCATGCATATTGGGTTTCCCATCAATATACGGATGCACCGATATTCTCTCCAGATGAGGCCGAAGTCATTCCGCTTGAAGCTGTCTACCTGCCGCCTCGGTGCTTTTGGCACCAAATTGAAAAATTCCAAAAAGAGGATGGTTCTGAAACAGAGCGTAAGACCGCACATGTAGCTGAGCTACATAAGGCGACGCATACTTGGATGGCTGGAAATGCTCAACAAGATCCTGTCCGTGTAGTTACCGGGGGGCCGGGAAGTGGGAAGTCCTCTTTCGCGCGCGCCTTCGCACATGAGGTGATTGAACAGGGCGTTCATCGCGTACTATTCATACAGCTTCAGCACATGGTTCTGTCTGGCTCACTACATGATGATATAGCGCGCTATGTCGACCGCCGCGATACCTCGACAGGCAAACACGGCAGCCCGGGCTTGCCCGGAAGTCCCCTGGATTGGCGCAAAACAGATGAGTTACCTATTCTAATCATCTTCGATGGACTGGACGAGCTATCAACTAAAGAAGAAGACGGGGAGCGCTACGCCAGAGAACTTCTGCTTGCCCTTAAACTAATGCTTTCACCTCTAAACACAGATGGCACCCCTATTCGGGCACTTGTGCTGGGTCGTAATCTGGCTTGTGAAGGCGCAATGAAGGCTTCCAATATTCCGGTGCAGCACATGCTCAACGTTGCGCCGATCGCAAAGATGACTAACGAAACATGTATGATGCCCTCACAGGCTGATGATGAAATCGAAGACCCTGATGGCCTGATGAGTAATGATCAGCGGGCAACCTATTGGCGGAAATGGGCGACTCTCAAGGATCTTGATCCAGAGAAAATACCAGCTGCAGTTACCGCTGACAGCATGAGAGAGCTTAATGTTGAGCCCCTTCTATTGCACCTTTTGGTGATCTCAAAATACAGTAGTGACGATTGGGAAATAGCGGCTGATAATAAGAACGTTGTTTATGAGGATATCCTCCAGAAAATATTCGAACGAAACAAAGAGAAAGATCACTTCGTCGCCGCGGGTGTAAATGAGGAGCTATTCTTTGAGCTGATGGAATGTCTTGGCATTGCTGCTTGGCGTGGAAACGGGCGCACAGGAGATGAAGACGACTTTCGCCAAATTCGTAAATTGCACCTTGGGCGTGAAAAGAAATTTAAGGACTTTCCTGCGGCAAACCTTAAATCAGTGGCTCTCAACATTCATACCCGTGCTGGGCAAGGCGACGCGGACAGCGGATTCGAATTTATTCATAAGAGCTTTGGCGAATATCTTGCTGCTCGTGGTCTGTTATCGCACGCCCTGAAGGTTGCAAAAGAATTGGAAGACGCGGAAGCTGAAGACGTTGAGCAGAGATGGAGTCAGATTATTGGATCTGGTGAACTGACAACTGAGATCATAGATTTTCTTTATGATGAGGCGCGTGAGAAGTTAACGTCCGAGACTGCGCTCGGCCCTAAAAATGCTTTGACTGAATTGCTGGGGTGGACACTCAGTAATGGTTTTTCTGTTCATAAAATGGCCCCCGAAGCACAATGGACCGATCTGGTTTTCCGACATCGTTGTGCGATTACTGCGCTCATGGCATGCACTTCCTCGTTGGCTACGGCTATCCCGATAGGAGATTGGAGTACCATAGAGTTTAATACACCTTGGACCGTGAATATCGATTGGCCAAATACCGATAGGCTTAGCACGAAATCACTTCTCAACGAAATGGGTCTCACCGACGAAAAAATAGTCGTAAAGGTCCTCCGCAGGATCAATCTTGCGGAGCAACGCCTTTGGAACCAAAGTTTGAGCCGAGCAAACTTAGAAGGTGCCGATCTTAGGTCAACGACGATCATATGGTCCACATTAATAGGGTCCAACCTAAAAGGGGCCAGCCTCGAATATACGGATGGAGTAAAAGCAAGTTTAATTGGTACACATTTGAAGGAATGCGACCTATCAAAGTCGACCTTTGATAACGCGATGTTTGAGGGTGTCAGTATGCGCGGGTGCGATCTAAGAAACGCAAGTTTCCGCGATATTGATGCTTCAAGCACCAGAAGTCATTTTGCACTTAACATATACGACAATGAGCGCGTGAAGGGCTCCATTGATCTAGAAGGTGCTCATCTTGAAAATACAGACTTTTCGGGCGCAGATCTTTCTGGGGTAGTTAACCTATCACTTTCTGCGTTAAATTCTGCAGTCGGCACCATTGGAACAAAGCTTCCAGATTACATAAATCGAGAAAAAGTTGTATGGTTGATGGAAGGAAACGCCCAAGAAAAGCGGGCGCCTAACGCTTATCAACACGCTGCGAGGAACCGAGGCCGTAGACGGCCTAGACATGTCAGCATCCCTTCGATGTAA